CCATGCATCTCTCAACAAATTTTTTGGTTTCAAGATTGTTCATATTTATCTCCGGTTTTGCGTATCTATATTGTTAATATACACGTTACCGTGTCCATGTGCAAGTTTTTGTACATATGTATCTAGGCATAAAAAAAGAGGGCCGAAGCCCTCTTTCTCAGTAGTTGAGTAATAAACCCTACTGTTGGTTCATTTATGCACCTTGTGAGCCAAAGATTCCTCTCCAATCAGAGAAACCAAAGCTATAACGCTCACGAGCTTTATAACGAATGTTACCTGTTGTGAAATCAGGTTCCATTGATGTTTCCATAGCTGTTCTTTGGAACATCTTTAGACCTTCTCCCGCTTCAGTAACAGTTGTCATCAAGAAGTAAGCATCAGGATCATTCAAGTAATGGTTAACACTGTAACCACCAGGAATAACACCTGTGTTTCTGATTGCGTTCAAGTCATTATCTGCTGTGCCAGTTCTACCTGGTGAGTTGAGAATACGATCTGCAACAAATACAAGTTGTGGCGGAACAATAAGTTTCGTCGCTTGTACTGAGATAGTAAGACCTCGATCATCAGTGAATGTAGAAATGTCAATCAGATTATCTTCAAGACTTGTCTCATTCAAGTCAGCCATTGTGGTGGCTCTGTTAGCGGCTGTACCGCCGCCTGCTAATGGATGAGAAGTATTGATCAACGAAACGCCGTCACCACCTGTGAAAGATGAAGAAAAAGCATTGTTAAGAACATCTGCTCCCTTCACTTCCTTAGTGTGTGCCATCGACATTGCGAGAGCTTTTACATACCTTTTTCCTAAAGAATCGTATAAATTATCTTCTATCGCTTCTTCAGTAAGAGCAAACGCTAACGCTACAGTATCATGGGTGTAGCGGGCAGTGAAGCCCTCATTAGCGTTGTCAAAGGCGACTGATCCACCTTCTGTTTTATTTGGCGCGCTGCCGAAGCCTGTAATAAGAACTTCCTCTTCAAACGCTCTTTGTGAATCTTCGGTTGCAAAAATATCTGCATATTCTTGACCACCGTAGCTGTCATAAGACATACCAAAAAGAGAGTTTAAGCCTGGTTCTAGCTCTTTAGCTAATTGCGCTCTTGAAATAGCCATAAATTAACTCCTTTAAGCTAACCCAGCGCCTTTAACGCCGAATACATGGTTTTGAATCACAACATAAACATTTGTTGCGTCCGAGGATACATCGTCATTATCAGGGTCTTCTGTAATATCAATTGCCTTGACAGACAATGTTGTTCCAGTGCCACCATCAGATACATTCAACTCTGCACCAGAAATACCCGTTACGGTTGATCCAGATGTTGTATAGACGATATCGAAATTGCCAAACAGGTCTGCAATAGGGAACGCAGCATTACATTGAATCTCAAATACGACATTTGGATCATCAATGATGAAAGCAATAATGTCACTTGCATTTGTAGATGCAGGATAATGATTGCTAAATACTTGTTCGCCAGTTGTAGGGTCTGTGAATTGACAGCCATTGAATACACCAACGATAGGCACTGTGCCTCCGTCTGCATGTACTTCAACAGTACCACCAGTGACTTGAGCGACCATATCGCCTTGAAATATTGCTGTACCGTAGTTAGCAGCTATGCGATATCGACTCACGCCTCCAGTGTATGGCGATCCACCAATCATCTTGACTGGTTTCATGCCAAAAGCGGCATCTTTATTAGCCATTGTTACACTCCTAAATTATTGTTTACCGAAGGTAACTTTGGTATCCCGCTGAGGATCGTATTTAACGTATCGTCCATCCTTACGTGAATCATTGAAAACAGTGTTATCCAAAGCTTCGACCTGATCTACGTTTTTCTTTTGATAGTAAGCATTACGTTGTTCAACCATCTCCGTAGGCATTTTACCCAAAATTAGACCTTCATTATTAATGATGCCAGATGATTTACCTACTGCAACGGTTGACATGTGCTGCCATTCGGATGGAAGTTCCTCTAATTTAACAAGCTCCCATCCTTCACGGACACGTCTTGATACGTTAGAGCGATCTTCTTCACCGAGCATTGCACTCCTAATCCACCGATAGGTCATACCTGGTGGTGGAGGTGGAGCTTCTAGGTTTCTAACTGGCCTCCAAGGTTTACTACGAAGTTGATTATCGTGAGCTTCGGATTCACGTGAGTTTCGATTCGCTACTTTCTTTTCAGTTGTCATTACATTGCCTCCCTTTGAGCTATTTTTTGCTTCTCTTGGGCTACCCTTTTTAACCAGTCTGATTCTGACATGTTATGAGGTTTTAACCCACGAAGGCGCTCGACTTCTGATTTTGAGAAAGTTACGCCGTTCTTTTTACTACGTGTTTGTTGACGACTTCCAACGGAAGCGGATGCGACTCTTTGCACGGAGGGTCTATTATCCTTTTGATCGTCAGTCTCACTTGCAGATTGCAACTGAGGGTATACTTTATAAATTCTGTTATTCAATTCGCCATAATACTCGTCTGAGTCTGGTTCGTAACCTTCATTAACAAGCATGTTATGTTGAAAGAAAGCAAACTGAGTTGCTTCCATACTGGTCGGATCGTCTTGATCACCATACCATTTATTATTTTCATACCAATTTAGTGCCTCTTTGGTAGGCTGTACTTGTTGTTGAGGTTGTTGCGGTTGTTCTTGATAAGTAGCAGGGTCTACTTGTTGCACTTCTTGAGTCTGATTTTGCTCTGCTTTCCGCTTTGCAACAGCAATCTTTTCTTTCTGAATCCTAAGATCACCTTTGAGATCATCTGCTTTACTCATTAAATCAGCGTCACCAGCTTCTACAGCTCTTTTGTAAAGATCAGCAGCTTCTCTTTCTTTTACTTCAAGAGCTTCTTCTTCCTTTTGTAAGACTGTAGCTTGTTGGGCTTGTTGATTTTTAGTTAGTGTTGATAGTTGCTCTTGTTGTTGACGAACAATTTGCTCAAAATGTGCGGCTCTTTCTTCAGCAGCTTTGATTTGAGCATTTTTCTTGTTTATTCTTTTACTTACACCCTTTGTATAATTTTCTAATTCTTCATCAGAACTAGCAACTTTTGAATCTGTGTTAGCTTCAACAACAGAATCATCTTGAATATTTACTTCAATCTGTTCTTCTTGTGTTTCTTGATTTTCAGTTTTTTCTATCATTTTTACACACTCATTATATCATCAGGATCAAGGATTGTTGCTATAACTTCATCGTCATTGATAATTCTTACTTCAGCTCCATCTTCTAGCTTAAAGCGTGAACCAGCATAGCGACCTATCAACACCCATTGTTTTTCTTGACACCAAGGGGTTGATCCAAAACGATTTGTGTCGTTATAACATTGCGGTCCCATTTTCACAACGTAAGCAACCACGGTTGCAAGGCTTTCTCTTTCAACAGTTTCATTTGTTAAAATAATACCGCCTTTGGATTTTTGTTTGCCACCATAAGGCAAAACTAAGATTCTCCAACCTGTCGGTTGTGGCATCCTTTCTAAAATTGATTTGTCTAATAAAGTTGGATCGAGAACCCTGTCATCTGCTTCTACATAAGCATCTGTAGCTACTTTTTTTGCTGTTTCGGACATCCGCTATATTTCCTTGTTGTACTCTTTTATCTCCGATTCGATATAGTATAACGCAGATAGCTCTCCTTGCAAAAATTTATAATGTTCTATACTTTCTAATGCACCAGACATAAGTGTTTCTTGTATCTGAGACTCGCGTTCTCTGATAACATTTTTTAATTTATCGTATAGGGTTATGTCGTCTATCACGCTCTTACTTTAAACTTCAAGCCTTTCGTTGCTGCGCCTTTGCCTTTCATGTCAACAATTTGTTCAACACCAGCATTTTTTACAACGCTATTGACGATAATCTCTGGATTATTAACTTTTGGTGTGACTTCTCTAATGGTTTTCTTCTTAGATTGATATTTTGTATAGCCTTCCATATTTATGCCTTTTTCTTTGATGGACGACCAGCTTTCTTTGCTACTTTTTTACTGGCTGTCTTTTTGGTTGCTTTTTTCTTAGCAACGGTTTTTGTTTGTTTTTCAGCAGGTGCAGACTCACCACTTGCTATTAATTTAAGTTTTTTCTCAATTCTTGCTGCATTTTCAGCATCAGCTTTTGCTTGTTCTGCTAATTTTTCTGACAATGCCTGTGCTTCAGCCTCATGTTCTAATTTTTTTCTTGCCTTCAAAGCTTTTATAGCTTCTAACTTATAGCTTGTTGTCATGTTTCTCTCCTAACCTAGCCTCTCATCTTTTGCTCTAATTCAAGAAGTTTTAAGTTTGCTTGCTGTTCTAATCTTTTACTAGCAAGATCGAGTTTATCATCGGCTGTATTTTTTTGCACATCTATACGTTTTTTAAGTATTTCATTTTCTAGTAATTTTTCTTGAGCGCGTTGATTTTGTTTAGATTCGAATTGCTGTTGATCCTGATCTATCTGCTTATCGCGCAACTCTAATTCAGTTTTTCTAATTTCAACCAGAGGATCTTCTGCGCCTTGTCCTATTGACTGTAAAAACTCTTGGCTAAGTTGAGCCATAATTGGTGAGGTAAATTGCTCTAGCAAAATTTGTATATCTTGAGCTGCTTGTTGTTGTTGATCTATCGGCATCTGACCTAATGTTTGTTGTATTTGATTAATTCTTTCTACCAACTCAGGCGGTATTTGCTGTTGAGCTATCTCAGATGCTAAAAATTGTAGATGCTGCATTACATGACTGATTATCAAACTTTGTATTTGCGCGTTTTCTTTAACAACTTGTGTTAAAAATAAAGCTCTGTGAGTTTCTACGTGAGCCGCATGGTTTTGACCTTGATAAGCTTTCGCAACCTGTCCCATCAAAAAACCACTGTTTTCAAGTCCTGCATCTATTGGTCTTTCTGTAGTATCTATAGGTGGTGCTAACAAAGACTCAATATTATCAACACCTAAAGCTCCGTACATACGTCTATAAGCTTCATAAATACCATTTGGTCCATGAACTTGAGGGTTTGATTGAACCATCTGCAAAAGCTCTTGAGCAAGTGTAATACGTTGACTTTGACTGAATATGTTAGGGTCTGACACAGGTATTACATCTATGCGGTCATCAAAATCAGTTTGTTTTACTTCTCTAGGACCAGTGCCAGTTTCATAGGCATACTCTGGTGGTAAATATTCACCAAATAACCTAGAAAGTAACTGAAACTCTAATCTTTGAGCATAGTGTAGCCTTTTGTGAATGGCAGACATTACTTTAGTGCCGCGCTCAAGTAGCGCAACGGTAGTGCCTACAGGCATTGCTTGGTTCATGTCACCAACATTCATGTCTGCTATTGATGCAAAACGCTTACCACTGTCTACCAAAATACCAAGCAAAGACATAAGCACATTACTTGGCTCTTTAATAGGCAATGGTATTAAGTTCTCTCTTAAAGAACCGCCAGTTGTGTCTATATCTCTAAACTCGCCTGGCTGTAACGGCTCGTCTTCATCTCTTATTCTCATACCGCGAGCTTTGAAGCCAGCAGGTAAGTTAGCTAATGTGCCAGCGTCTATAAGCTGTCTTAGAATAGATGTTGAAGCTTTTG